CGAAGATCGACTGCTGCATCAAATATTTTAGAAGATGCTGTTCGTGGGGCAACTCAAAGACTTATTAGTAATTCAACAGCTGGAGAATCTACAGATAGTGGCTCTATTACGTCTTTTGATTCCGATGGATTTAGTGTGGGATCAACAGCAGCAGTAAATAGTAGCGCAGGAACTTTTGTAGGCTGGAACTGGAAAGCAGGTGGTTCTTCAACAAGCACTAACACAGACGGCTTAATAACTTCCGAAGTCTCTGTAAACACTACGGCTGGATTTAGTATTGTTACTTACACGGGAACGGGAAGTGCTTCTACGGTAGGTCATGGTCTTGGTGTAGCACCTTCGATGATTATTGCCAAACAAAGAAATGTAACGGATCATTGGACGATATATCACAAAGACTTGGGTAAAGATAAAGTAGTGCTCTTTACAACAGGCGCTGCCATTTCATCTGCAAACTATTGGGGAACTAGTGGAGTCACATCTACTGTCTTTGGAACAAAAGGTGCTAGTGCTGCTAATGGAGTTGGTTCAATAGTAGCCTACTGTTTTGCCCCTGTAGAAGGCTACTCATCATTCGGTAGCTACACAGGTAACGGCTCTACTGATGGCCCATTTGTCTACACAGGATTTAGACCCGCTTATGTCATGGTGAAACAAATAACTACGGCTGGTTCTACTTGGGTAGTATTTGACTCAACAAGAGATAATATAAATGAGGGGAGTACCTACTTACAACCTGATACATCCAGTGTTGAATCTACAGGAGGATCCAATAAATGGGACTTACTTTCTAACGGTTTTAAGTTACGGGGAACAGGCACTAATAGTAACTCAGCCTCAGGTTATACATACATCTACATGGCTTTTGCCGAGAATCCTTTTAAAAACGCTAATGCGAGGTAATTAGAGATCATGAGTCATTTCGCAAAAGTAGAAAACAACCTAGTCACTCAAGTGATTGTTGCTGAACAGGACTTTATTAACACAGGTGCTTTTGGTGATGGGTGGGTTAAAACATCGTACAACACACATGGTGGTGTTCATGCCAATGGCGGTACACCTTTGCGTAAGAATTATGCAGGTATTGGATTCACCTACGACACAACACGGGATGCGTTTATTCCACCACAACCTTACCCAAGTTGGACATTGAACGATGAAACCTGTCTTTGGGATTGTCCTGTTGCCTACCCCGATGATGGTAAAAACTATTCTTGGAATGAGTCAGAGCAATCATGGGACGAAATTACACTTTAAGAATTCTAATGCGAGGTAAACAATGTATTACTTAGGTACTAAGGCACTAAGACAAAACTCCAGCTTTGAGATAGGTGGTACTCAGTATCCATCTAACTGGCTAACTCTTTCTACTGAGGCAGACAGAACATCGTTAGGGATTACATGGGTTGCTGATCCAGTAAGAGCAGATGATAGGTTCTACTGGAATGGTGACGCTACCATGCCTAAGGCACTAGAGGATCGGGAAGAGGTTGACGAGAACGGTGATCCAGTATGGGTGCAAGTTTTAGATGAAACACAAGATCCACCTGTAATGGTAGACACTGAAGAGCGTCTAGTGACTAGAGGTTTAAAGTACACATGGATTCTCCAAGTTAAAGACACCGCAGGAAAAATGCTGGCTCAGACTGATTGGATGGTAACTCGTAAGTTTGAAAGAGACATAGATATCCCAGCAGACGTAGTGACTAAACGTGCAGCTATTGTTGCTGAGTGTACTAGACTAGAAACAGCTATTACTGCAGCAGCAGACATGGATGCTTTTATTGCGGTAGTACAAGACCAGAGATGGCCTGAGTGAAAAACTTTGACTTAGCTACGTTACTTGCTGGAATCATACCAGTAATGCTTGCTGCGATGTGGTGGGTTATTAGTAACGTCAATGAGTTAAGAGGTGAGATACAACTGTTGCAAGCTAACATGATGATGTTAGTAGATCCACAAGGACAGATTATTCCTAGTCCTGGTAATGCTTTTGCAAGACATGAGTTAAAAGAAGAGATATTTCAAAGATTCGCAGACTTACACGTTAGAGTAAAGTTACTGGAGGCTAAGAGTGAAGAAGGACAGTAGACTAGAAAGAGCAGGTGTATCAGGTTATAACAAACCTAAACGTACACCTAATCATCCTACTAAGTCACACGTTGTTGTGGCTAAATGTGGTGACGGATCAATAAAAACTATAAGGTTTGGTCAGCAAGGTGTATCCGGTGCTGGTAAAAATCCTTCTAGTGCTAAAGAAAAAGCTAGACGTAAATCATTCAAAGCAAGACACGCTAAGAATATAGCAAAAGGTAAATGTTCAGCAGCATACTAGGCTAATAAGGTGAAATGGTAATAAAAAGATAAGGAGAAATAGTAATGAAAAAAGGGTTATACGCAAACATTAATAAACGTAAAAAAGCAGGTACTTCTCGTTCTGCAAGCAACAGTACAGTTAGTCCTAAGGCTTATGCCAATATGAAAAAAGGCTTTCCTAAAAAGAACAGAACTACGTAATGGAAGATCTAAACCAACAGATAGGTAGGCTAGAAGCTCAGGTAGAGTCTTTACAGCGTCAGATGGAACAGTTGCGTATAGACGTTCAAGGAATGACTGAGCTAGTGACTAAATGGAAAGGTGCTGGCGTACTGCTATTAATATTAGGTGCTTCCTTTGGGTGGCTAGTAGATTTAATTATGAACAGATGATTACAAAGTACTTGACTTTATTGTCAATATGTGGTATATTTTTTATACAAGGATGCACCGCTTTAGGTATTGCTAAAGCTATAATGCCAGGTAAATCTGGTACTAATGTTAATGCTAATGCTCAGGTAGGTAAAGAGAATACACAGCAGGTAGTAGGTCAACAAGACAACACCAAGATCGAAGGTGAGAATGTTAATGTTAGTCAGAAGGAAAACGACACCAGCATTAACACATCTAAAGTAGATAGCCTAGTGCAAAATAATACTAATGTACCAATGTGGTACTTATTGTTGTTGGTATTAGGGTGGTTACTTCCTAGCCCACAAGAGATCTGGGCAGGGTTTGTCAACTCAATAGAAAGAATAATTCATGGCAAGAAGCGTAACAGCAGTAATAACAAGAGAAAACCTAAGCGATAAAGTTCCTATGTATACTGTCCCAGCAAAAAACACTGCTGAGATACACATGATTTATATCTTAGCTACTGCTGGTAATGAGGACGCAGATTTATATTGGTACGACAGTCACTCAACAACAGAGTATCCGTTAGCTCATGCTAAAGCATTACAAGCAACTAATGGTGAGTATTTGTTGTTAAAAGACTTACAGATAGATTTAAAAGAGAACGATGTACTAAGAGTTAAGAATAGCGGTACAGAAAGCAAAATTACTTACATAGTAACTATGGAATTAAAACCATCATTAGCAACACAATTTCACTCATAGGAGATAGATATGCCAGGATACGGTAAAAAGAAAAAGAAACCAGTAAACGGAAATAGACCTATAAGAAGACCAAGCTACTAAGGCGTAAATAATGAACTACTTAGATTTAGTTAATGACGTACTAATAAGACTGAGAGAAGACGAAGTAACTGCTACAACAGATACTCCGTACTCTAAACTTATCGGTAAGTTTGTTAACGATGCTAAAAGAATGGTAGAAGATTCTTTTCAGTGGAACGTACTAACAGAAACATTAACAGTAACTACTGCTGATGATTTGTTTAACTATGTTCTTACTGGTGCGGGTCAACGCTTTAGGGTTATGGATGTAGTTCACTCTGAAGATGATATCTTTTTACAGCCTGTTACATCTAGCGTTATGACTAACTATCTTCTAAATGCCAGTGTAACTAAAGGGTCTCCAACGCACTACAACTTTAATGGTGTTAATAACGGAGATACACAGGTTGATTTGTATCCAGTACCTGACGGTGTTTACAACATTTACTTTAACATTTATAAACCACAAGAACCTCTGAGTGCAGGAGCAGACGAGTTACTTGTTCCTTCTGAACCTGTAATTAAATATGCTTACGCACAAGCTGTAGCAGAGCGTGGTGAAGACGGTGGACTAGCTGCACAAGAAGCTACTGCAATGGCTGATTTGTCTTTAGCAGATCATATAGCTATGGCAGCACACCGACAGAATGACGAATATGTTTGGCATCAAGTCTAATGGCTGGTAGATTACAATCATCAACAATATCAGCACCAGGTTTTTTAGGTGTTAATACACAAGAAAGCAGTGTTGATCTTGCATCAGGCTATGCACTAGAAGCATACAACTGTGTCATAGATAAGTTTGGTCGTATCGGTGCTAGGCGAGGTTGGCAGAAAGTAAACAGTTCTACTAACTCTGATCTAGTAGCAAACGACATTGAGTTTATTTATAACATACCTGAGACAGATGTAACGCTATGCGCAGGTAATAATTTAATACTGTCAAGAGCTAGTGGTGCAAGTACATTAGTTACTGAAGTAAACACAACAGTAGCTGATGCAGCAGGAACAGGTACAACAGCTTATAGCATCACAGGTAACGATTGGATGGGTGCTAGTATTGTGTTTGGTGAAGGACCGGATATTAGTCCTCATGCTTACTTAGCACAGGCAGGACACTTACCGTTAGTCTATCACAAACTAGGAGCTAGTCATGCACACACAGGTGCTTATGGTTTTAACTTACTTAGCGATGCTGGCTCAGTACCTACCACCTACGCTTCTCCTAGTGATTTTAAGCCTAATGTAGTTATAGGCGCATATGGTAGAACATGGTGGGCAGACATTGTTAATGATGAACAAACACTTTACTTTAGTGCGTTACTAGACGGTACTAACCTAGCAACAGGTGACTCAGGTTACTTGTCATTGATTGATGTGTTTCCTAACGGAGACGAGATAGTAGGACTAGCAGCACACAACGGTTTCTTAATTATATTTGGTAGAAGAAACATTGCTGTCTACGCTAACCCTATTGATGTTACTCGATTAGAGTTAGTAGATCTAGTAGCTAACGTAGGATGTATTGCTAGAGATAGTATTGTCAACACAGGTACGGATGTTATGTTCTTGTCTGACACAGGTGTAAGAAGTATTGCTCGTGTTATTCAGGAAAAGTCAGCACCAATTAATGACATATCATTTAATGTTAGAGATGACTTAGTTGCATATGTAGAATCAGAATCTAATAAAGAAAAGATTAAAGCAGCTTACTATCCTAAAGATGCTTTTTATATTTTAACACTACCAACATCTAAGTATGTATTTTGTTTTGATCTGCGAGGTAGACTACAGAATGGTGCAGCAAGGGTTACTATCTGGGATAGCATTGAACCCACCGCCTTACACGTCACTTATACAGGCGATCTTCTTCTAGGTAAAGAAGGTTACTTAGGTAAATACTTTGGGTTCTTAGATGATGCGGATACTTATAGACTACGTTACTACACTAATTACTTTGACTTAGGTAGCCCAACAACTATAAAGTTTTTAAAGAAAGGTAACTTTGTAGTAGTAGGTGGTGTTGGTCAGGACGTAGCGTTAAAGTATGGATTTGATTACATTAACTCATATCGATCAATAACCAAGCAACTACAAACTGGTTCTGTTTATGAGTACAACATTGGTGAGTACGCTATTGCAGAGTTTTCTAGTGGTTTAGTTCTTGAAGAAGTTAACAGTAACTTAGGTGGTTCAGGTTCTATTATGCAATTAGGGTTTGAAGCAGATATAAATCAAAATCCATTGTCAATACAAAAAATAGATATTTATGTTAAAGCAGGTAAAACAGTTTAGGGATTATTATGTCTGATTATACAAAAGCAACTAACTTTACATTAAAAGACGGATTAAGTACTGGAGATCCAGGTAAGATTATTAAAGGATCAGAGATAGATGCAGAGTATACAGCTATTGCATCTGCTGTGACATCTAAGGCTGATCTGAATGGTCCTACGTTTACTGGAACACCGTCAGCACCTACAGCATCTACAGGAACATCTAGCACACAAATAGCTACAACAGCTTTTGTGCAGTCAGCTTTAGTTGGTGCGTATCCTGTTGGTTCTATTTACATGAACGCTACTGTGGCTACTAATCCTGCTACCCTGTTAGGCTTTGGTACTTGGGTAGCATTTGGAGCAGGTAAAGTTCCTATTGGTTTAGATGCTACTGACACTGACTTTGATACTATAGGAGAAACTGGTGGTACTAAAGATGCGATTATACCTACGCATAACCACACAGCTACAACTACTTCAACAGACGCAGGACACCAGCACACTTACACAAGGTATCAAAGACTAGAAGGTGGTACAGGTGGTTCTACTTTTTGGGTAAGTACAAGCACTGCTAATACAGGTGTAGGTTATGCTCAGATAACATCTAGTACAACAGTAGCTGACGCAGGTGAATCAGCAACAGGTAAGAACTTACAACCATACATCGTAGTTTATATGTGGAAGAGAACAGCTTAATAAAGGAAAAGTAAAATGGCAATAGATCCGGTAACAGGAGCAGCTATAGCGTCAGGAGTATCTACAGTAGTAGGTGGCTTAATGGGCAGCAGGGCAGCTAAGAAATCAGCAGAAGCTGCTAGAGCGCAAGCAGCAGCAACTGTAGAAGCTGCTCGTATAGCTGCCGAAGAAGCTCGATTTAGACCAGTAGGGATTACTACTCGGTTTGGTTCTGCTACGCCACAAATAGATCCTGAAGGTAGAGTAGGCGGTTATACATATCAAGGCTCTCCTGAGTTAGTTAGTTTACAAGATCAATTAAGTAGGATATACAGGACAAGCCTGGGTCAAGCCGAACGTGCTGCTGGTTATCAACCACAGTTTGAACAAGCTGCTCAAGGACTGTTTGCTTTAGGTGGGGAACAGATACCACAAAGCAGAGAACAGATCATGGCAGAGCAACAAAGATTGCTACGTCCTTATGATATTGAAGAAGAACAACGACTAGCTGCTAGTGTGTTTGGTCGTGGTCGAGGAGGGCTGAGTGTTGGTACTGG